TCTCCCTCCTGCCGTGGCAACAACAGGTCTACGTCGACGACCATCGGTTCAAAGTGATCGCCGCTGGGCGGCGCTGTGGGAAGTCGAGACTGGCGGCGACGACTCTGATCATCGAAGCGCTCAAGTGCCCACCGGGTTCAGCTGTTTTATATGTGAGCCCGACGATGGGTCAGTCGCGGCAGATCATATGGGACTTGCTGCTGGACCTCGGACGGGAGGTGATCCAGTCGAGCCACGTGAACAACTTGGACATCACGATGGTCAACGGAGCGCGTATCTACGTCAGAGGCGCGGACCGTCCGGACACGCTGCGCGGTGTATCTCTGACGTATGCGGTTCTGGACGAGGTGGCCGACATCAAGCCAGAGGCGTGGGAGCAGGTTATCCGTGCTAGCTTGAGCGATAGAAAAGGTCGCGGCATGTTCATCGGCACGCCAAAAGGGCGCAATTGGTTTCACGACCTGTGGAAGCTGGGGCAGGACGATCAGGACAGCGACTGGAAGAGCTGGCACTTCACCACGCAAGACAACCCGCTGATCGACCCGACGGAAATCGAGTCGGCCAAAAAGACCCTGAGCACCTTCGCGTTCAAACAGGAATACCTTGCATCTTTTAGCAACGCTGGCGCGGATGTGTTCAAGGAGGAGTGGCTGAAATACGGCACCGAGCCGGACTACGGTAGCTACTTCGTGGCGGTGGACTTGGCTGGGTTTGAAGAAGTGGCCAAGCAGGCGGCCAACAGCAAGAAAAGGCTGGACGAGTCGGCGATTGCGGTGGTCAAGGTGACGGATGACGGCAAATGGTTCGTCAAAGAGATCGAGCACGGCAGATGGGACATCCGCGAGACGGCCGCCAAGATACTGATGAAGATGCGGGACTATAGGCCGCTGTCCATCGGCATCGAAAGAGGGGCGCTGAAAAACGCTGTGCTGCCGTACCTGTCAGACCTGATGCGTAAGAATAACGTATACAGTCACATCGTGGATTTGACTCACGGCAACAGAAAGAAAGCGGATAGAATCATTTGGTCGTTGCAAGGGCGCTTCGAGCATGGGAGAATCGTCCTGAACAGCGAGGAGGATTGGGACACGTTTGTGGACCAACTGCTTTTGTTCCCGTCGCAGGGCGTCCATGACGATTTGCCGGATGCGCTGTCGTACATCGACCAGTTGGCTGTCACCAGCTACTTTGAAGACGCTGATGACGAAGATTGGCAGCCCCTTGATATTGTGAGTGGTGTGTGATGCAAAGGTAAAAAATGACCGTTGAGCCGACTAAAACTTGCAAAACTTGCGCTCAGGTTAAGCCACTATCACTTTTTCCAAAGCACAAAGAAGCGAAAGATGGTCACTTAAATTTTTGCAAAGTTTGCAAATACGCAAAAGTAAAGGCTTACCGCACAGAGAATTCCGACGATCTAAAAGCAAAACGTGATCAATTGCGTGATAGCCAAGGCCGTACAACGCGGGAAAAGTACTTAGAGAAAATTCGCGCCCATCCTATGGGCCTCCTTGAAACCAGCATAGATCGCGAAGCAAGACTTAAAGCTAAAGAAGCGGAAAACAAAAAACGGTACTATGCTGTCAACAAAGAGCAAATTAAAGCTAAGCAAGCGGCGCACCGAAAAACAGAAGCATACAAAAAAACTCAATCAATCTGGGTTGAAAAAAATCGCGCCGTTATTGTTGCAAGGGTCAGCAAGCGCAACGCCGAAAAGCTCAAGCGCACCCCGGCTTGGTTGACGGAGTTTGACCTGCTTAAAATCAAGTGCCTATATCAACTGGCGGCTATGCGCAGTCGTGAAAGTGGCTACGATTGGCACGTTGACCATATAATCCCGCTACAAGGTAAGTTTGTCAGCGGACTTCACGTACCTAACAACCTGCGTGTCATCCCCGCGATCGACAACAGGCGCAAGAACAACCTATATGAGGTTTGAAGATGGCCGATCTAGAGCAAAACGAATTCGATGAGCCAACACAGTCGGATAAGGACTTGACGGCTTTCGTCGTTGACCATTGCGACCGCTGGCGCGACTACCGCAACACCAACTTTCTGGACGATTACCTCGAATACGAGCGTATTTTCAGGGGTGAGTGGGCGGCAGAGGACAAAACCCGCGATTCTGAGCGCTCAAGGATCGTGACCCCGGCCACCCAGCAGGCGGTGGAGACCCGGCACGCGGAGATCATGGAAGCTATTTTTGGCCAGGGCGACTTTTTTGATATTGAAGACGACCTCAAAGACATTGACGGCAGCCCGTTGGATGTCGAGATGCTGAAAAAGCAGCTCATGGAGGACTTCAAGCAGGACAAAATCCGAAAATCGATCGATCAGATCGAGCTGATGGCCGAAATTTACGGCACGGGCATCGGCGAGATCGTCGTGAAGACGGAAAAAATCTTCGAGCCAGCGACTCAACCGATTCCTGGGCAGCCCGGCCAAGCGGCCATCGGTGTGGTGGAGAAAAACCGCATCGCGGTCAAGATCATGCCCATCAACCCGAAGAATTTCTTGTTCGACCCCAACGGGACGAGCGTGGATGACTGCATGGGTGTGGCGATTGAGTCGTATGTGGGCATCCACAAGATCGTGGAAGGCATCGAAAAGGGCATCTACCGCAAGGTGGACATCACACCGACGTATGAAGACACCGATCTGGAGCCGACGCAAGAGCTGAGTCAGTACCGCGACGAAAAAGTGCTGCTGTTGAAGTACTACGGCCTGGTGCCACGCGAGTATCTGACAGAGAACGACGATGAGGTTGAGGACTTGTTCCCCGACGACTCGGCGGCTGAAGACTATTCGGACATGGTGGAGGCGATTGTCGTCATCGCCAACGGCGGTCTGCTGCTCAAAGCAGAAGAGAACCCTTACATGATGAAGGACCGCCCGGTCCTGACGTACCAAGACGACACTGTGCCCAACCGCCTGCTGGGCCGAGGCACGGTGGAGAAGTCTTACAACATGCAAAAGGCGATTGACGCCCAGGTGCGCAGCCATCTGGACAGTCTGGCGCTGACGACCAGCCCAATGATGGGCATGGACGCCACCCGGCTGCCACGCGGCGCTCGCTTCGAGGTCAAGCCGGGCAAAGCGTTCATGGTCAACGGCAACCCAGCCGAGATTTTGTACCCATTCAAGTTCGGCGAGACGAGTCTGAACAACCTGAACACGGCCAAAGAGTTCGAGCGTATGCTGCTGCAAGCCACTGGCACGCTGGACAGCCAAGGCATGGTCAGCCAAGTCAGCCGAGACGGTGCGGGCATGAGCATGGCGGTGGCCACGATCATCAAGAAGTACAAGCGCACGCTGGTCAACTTCCAAGAAGACTTCCTGATCCCGTTCATCCAAAAGGCGGCGTTCAGGTACATGCAGTTCGACCCTGAGCGCTATCCAAGCGTGGACATGAAGTTCGTGCCAACAGCAACGCTGGGCATCATCGCCCGCGAGTACGAGCAGCAGCAGTTCATTGGTCTCTTGCAGACTCTGGGGCCAAACACTCCAGTGCTGCCGCTGATCTTGAAGGGTATCTTGGGCAACTCCAGCCTGAGCAACCGCTACGAACTGATGGCAGCGCTCGATCAGATGAGTCAACCAGACCCACAGGCCCAGCAGATGCAGGAAGTGCAGCAACAGTTGGCACTGCAAGCGGCTCAGGCGCAGATCGCGGTACAAACCACACAGGCTGAACAGAACCGTGCGGAAGCTCAGAAGCTGCTGACCGAAGCGCAGCTTATGCCGCAAGAAGTGCAGGCCAAGGTGATCTCAGCAACAACGAAGAACCTGCCGACAGGCAACGAGTCGGTTGAGTTCGACAAACGGGTCAAGATCGCTGAGTTGATGCTCAAGGAAGAGGACATCAAGAACAAAGGCAAGATCGTCGAGATGCAGATGGCTGACAAGGCCAATCAGAGCAAAAAGGACGAGGATTTCCTTAAAAGCATCATAGGCGACTGATGGACGCCAAGAAAATACTGCTGTCTGGCGCATCAACCGAAGCAAAACTGGCGGCTGTCGCCATTTTGCTCGGTAAAGAGCTGCCTGAAATCCGCGCAAAAGTCGAAGAAGTCGAGAAGCTGCAAGGCCCACAGGGCGAGCCTGGCAAAGATGGCAAAGACGGCATTGTGGGTAGGGACGGGGCTGACGGTCGTGATGGCAAAGATGGCCGCGACGGCAAGGACGGCAAAGATGGTGAAGATGGAGACACAGGCGTCTCTATCGTAGGCGCTAAGATTGACTTCGACGGCTCCCTGATCCTGACGTTTTCTGACGGCACTGTCACCAACGTCGGTGAAGTCGTTGGCGAGCGTGGTGCTGCTGGTTTGTCGGGACCTGCGGGTCCGGCAGGGCCTCCAGGTGAAGGTTTGCTTAACCTTGATGGTGGATACCCAAACAGCGTGTACGGCGGCGTTAACCCAATAGATGCAGGTGGTGTGTAATGACAGTTCAAATTCAAATACGCAGAGGGGAAGCCGCAACATGGACTTCAGTTAACCCTTTGCTGGCCGAGGGTGAGCTTGGGGTTGAGCTTGACACTGACAAGTTCAAGATCGGCAACGGCACGGACAACTGGAATACGCTGCCCTACGCTACAGGTCCCACCGGGCCTACCGGAGCCACAGGTCCAACAGGACCTACTGGCTCTACTGGAGCCATTGGACCAACAGGCCCTACTGGAGCGCAAGGTATCCAAGGTGATGTTGGGCCAACAGGCCCACAAGGCATCCAAGGCGTCCAAGGCATCCAAGGCATCCAAGGGCCGACAGGACCCCAAGGAATCCAAGGCGTTACCGGACCTACAGGACCGCAAGGTATTCAGGGCGCTACTGGCCCTACTGGTCCTACAGGAGCAACAGGCCAACAAGGAACGTCAATTACTTTAAAAGGTGAAGTGCCAACTGTCGGTGATTTGCCGTCAACAGGTAACCAAGTTAATGACGCATACATTGTTACGTCTGAAGGCAATTTGTATGTGTGGAATGGCACAGCATGGTTTGATGCTGGTCAGATTGTTGGCCCCGAAGGACCAACAGGCGCGCAAGGACCAACAGGGCCAACGGGTCCAACTGGCGCTCAAGGTAATGTTGGGCCAACAGGGCCAACTGGAGCACAAGGTGTAGCTGGGCCTACTGGTCCGCAAGGCATCCAAGGCATTCAGGGTATTCAAGGTATACAAGGTCCAACTGGCCCAACAGGGGCTATTGGGCCAACAGGTGCTATTGGACCTACCGGGCCAACAGGAGCCACAGGCCTTACCGGAGCTACCGGCCCAACAGGGGCCACAGGTTTGACCGGGGCTACAGGTCCGACAGGTCCAACAGGTTTAACTGGACCTACCGGACCAACGGGCGATACTGGTTTAACTGGACCTACTGGACCTACGGGTGCTACAGGCTTGACAGGTGCAACTGGCCCCACAGGTCCAACTGGAGCCACCGGCTTGACTGGCCCAACCGGCCCCACAGGTGCTACGGGCCTGACGGGTGCAACTGGGCCAACGGGGGCTACTGGCCCGACTGGCCCTACAGGAGATACCGGCGCGGCAGGCCCTACAGGACCTACGGGGGCTACGGGTCTTACAGGGGCCACGGGACCCACAGGCCCGACCGGGGCAACAGGCTTAACTGGACCCACCGGACCTACTGGTCCTACAGGGGATACGGGTTTGACTGGTCCGACAGGTCCAACCGGACCCACTGGCCCAAGCATTACCGTTCAGGATGAAGGCTCAACACTGACAACAGCGTTGACCAGCTTGAACTTTACAGGCGCTGGTGTTACAGCCACAAACACGGGCGGCGCTGTTGAAGTAGCGATTACTGGCGGTGGCGGTGGCATCTCCAGCGCAGACATTCAAGAGTTCACCTCTACTGGCACATCGACATGGACTAAACCAGCAGGTGCAAAGCTGGTTTATGTGCTGATGCAAGGCGCTGGCGGTGGGGCTGGCTCGGGCCACAAACAGCTTGCAACTCCAGTAAACCCAAACCAAGGCGGTCAGGGTGCTGGCGGTGGCGGGTGGGCTGAACTTTGGATTCCTGCTGTATCTCTTAGTTCTACGGAAACAGTAACCATAGGTGCTGGCGGCACTGGCGGCGCTTCTAAAACAGTATCTGGCAACGGCAACAACGGTGTTATTGGTGGCGATAGCAGTTTTGGTTCTTGGGGCGTTGCCCGTGGTGGGGCAGCAGGGTCTGGTGGTCAAGCAGCATCTCAAGGTTCAGGCGTAGCAAATTCAAACACTGCAAACACCCCCGTCATTTTTTCTACCCAATCAAGCACTACATCTAACTCAGCTGTTTATTCAGGACACGGAGGCTCTAGAAGCGCTGGAAGTTCTGGTGGTCAAGGAGGCAGAGGAGGTAAAAGCGCCGGAGGCGGTGGTGGTGGTGGAGGCATAACCATAACTCCAACACCCACCGGCGGTAATTCAGGAGGGAAGGGCGGTTCTGGTGTTATTGAAAGCAGCACAGGAAACACTGGCGGCGGCGGCAGTGCCTCTGGCGGCAACGGCGCAAACTCTGATAATTACTATCTTGGCGGCTCTGGTGGCGGTGGTGGTGATTCTTCTATAACAGCCAACGGCGGCGCTGGAGGCAATGGCGGTTATCCCGGTGGGGGTGGCGGCGGTGGCGGCGCTTGCTTGTCAACTTTTGACTCTGGCGCTGGCGGCAACGGCGGCGATGGTTATGTCCGAGTCGTAACTTTCTTCTGAGGTTGATATGCCAAAACAATTCCTACTCAATCCCGATGGCAGTGTCCCTGCCAATGCAAATGTTGAACTGCTCACAGCCGCTGGTATCCCACTGGTGATCCCAACACCGATGCCCCGAGAAGGCGGTATGGTGGCTGTGGAGCAAGACCCAGAGCAAGATGCTGATGGTGTGTGGCGACAGGTGTGGGTGTTGCAGCCTGCGCCCGAGCCGGAACCTGAAGAGACAGAATGAAAATAGCTGTCTACGCCATCAGCAAAAACGAAGCGCATTTTGTCAAACGATTCTGTGCTTCAGCTAAAGATGCTGACCTGATTGTCATTGCTGACACAGGCTCAACTGATGACACGGTGCAGCAAGCAATGAATGCTGGCGCTAGAGTCTTTGAGATATGCGTAAAGCCTTGGCGTTTTGACAAAGCCAGAGATGCTGCCCTAGCCTTGCTGCCACCTGACATTGACATCTGCATCTCGCTAGACCTAGACGAAGTGCTAGAACCGGGATGGCGCAAAGAGATTGAACGTGTATGGGCGACAGATACAACCCGTCTGCGCTACAAGTTCGATTGGAGCAACGGGGTCGTGTTTTACAGCGAGAAAATCCACCATCGCTACGGCTACCACTGGCATCATCCAATCCATGAGTACATTCGGGCCGACAACAGAATCCCCGAGGTGTACGCACACACAGATATGCTGCTTGTTAGTCATCATCCTGATGAAACAAAGTCACGCAGCCAGTACCTGCCATTGCTTGAGTTGGCTGTCAAAGAAGACCCTTACTGCCACCGAAATGCTTTTTACTACGCTAGAGAATTGACGTTTTATTGTCAATGGAAAGAGGCTATCCCTGCGCTCAAAAAGTACCTGACAATGCCACAAGCTGTTTGGAGCCATGAGCGGTGCTATGCCATGAGGCTTTTGGGCAAGTCACACGAAAGCCTTGGTGAGATCAAAGAGGCTGAGAAATGGTATCAAGGCGCTTGTCTTGAGGAGGCTAACACCCGTGAGCCTTGGGTAGATTACGCCATGTTCTGCTACAACACTAACGATTGGGAGACTTGTTATTTTGCGGCAAACAGGGCATTGAAAATTAAAGAAAAGTTGGAGGTCTACACAATGGACCCCTCTGCATGGTCTGATAAACCACACGACCTTTGCAGTATTGCCGCTTGGCATCTTGGGTATAAGGATAAGGCAAAGCAAGAGCTTGATGAGGCTTTAAAATTCAAACCCAATGATCCCAGACTACTTGCCAATAAAGAATGGATGACATGACACCTGAACTACAAAAGTATTATGACGCTCGATTTGACATGATGTCTACTCAAGGATGGATAGATTTAATGGAAGATATTGACAAAATGATAGAGCCTTTGAATAATATCGCAACGATTGCAGATGAAAAAAGTCTACAATTCAGAAAAGGTGAGTATTCAATCCTTATTTGGCTGAAGAACTTGAAACAAGTCAGCGAAAGAGCATTTGAGGACTTAAAT